GGTGAGTTCCGACTTGCCCACCTTGAAGCCGGAAATCTCTAGGCCAAAGTGCTCGGTTATCCGGGGGGAGGTCAACTGGGCAAACAGTCCGGTTTGAATTGATGTGTAGTCAGGGAATAGAATTTCGTGATAGGCGGGCTGAATCGGGACAAGAAATTTCTGCACCGAGGAATCTGACCGAAAGTGGGGGAAGTAACGTCGAACGTATTCAGCGGGAGCAACTCCGCTTACCTGCGGCGGGGTGACAGGGTGCTGCTTAACTAGGACAACATCCCCGCGGTATATACCTTTCGGCTCAAAGCCAAAGTCCATCAGTACTCGAATCAGGTAATCTTGGCTCTCTGCTCTCGCCGTGATGAAAAGGTGCTCGCACCGATTTTCTGTCGCGAAGCGAAATGCCGCTTTGAGAAACAACTCACCGACCTTGCGTCCGCGCACCGACTCGCCAACTTTGAATGTGCAGAGTTTGAGTGCTGGGCCCGAGAGAACCTCACCAGAATCGTTTATTTCGATATCGCTTTGAATTTGGTATATGCAAATTGCTCCTAGCTCGTCTTTGTACCGATATACCCAAGCGTGCCGATCTTCCCTCGCTTTACGTCGGAACCAATCGTCGAAACCATCGTGGCCTTGTGCGGGTGGGTAACCGTCCCGGAGACTGTCGAAGAAGCGGCCCGTCAACTCGGGTGTCAAGCTATGAAGAGGAACGTTCACAATGTTCGGTAGCGCAACCTGATGGGTCTCATGCAAGCGCTTTAACCAGTCTTCAGCCGTTTGGATCGTATAGACCCGATGAGCAAGCCCGCGAGCCCTAGCCGTCGCGTGGATGCCTTTGTCTTCGGTGACTAGAGCGTGGACTGCGTCGCAGTGAAGGGCGTACAGAAGCTCGTTATCACATGCATCATTGGGAGATGTCTCGGGAGAGTTCCACAGACATGGCGCAGGATCGTGGAGAGCTGAATACTGCCTGATCCTCTGAAGATTTCTCTGGCGTCTCTCAGGATTGGGGTCTCGTTCGAAATCCGACACGTTTGCCGGGTGATACATCAACTGATGGCCACCTATGCTTGCTAGGCGGACAAAATTTGCCAAGTTGCCTTCAAGAACTTGCAGTGAATCCTGGAGCGGGATAAGGACATTTGTATCCAGCAAGAACCGTAAGCGTTGTGGCACCCCGTCCCCCGTTTATTACTTGAGTCGTTTATTTATCCAGGACAAAGTGGGCCTATATCGCCGGATTCTCATAGATGGTTCTTCGCAGTACAGTCATCGCAAAGAACGCAATCTCAGCCAACTCATGAGCTACTTCGTCAGAATTTTCAAGCACTTCGCAGTCGTCCCAAGGAGAGTTGACGTGGACCCATCGATTACGGTACTTCCGAAGCCGATGAAGGTCGGTCTTCAAATCGGTCAAAAGTGGCGCTTGGTCAATTAGGTCTGTCAAACGTTGGCGACCCCCTGTCGAATATTCTGCCCGAAGATAAGTTTCAACTCCAGAAACGGCAGAAAAAATGGCCGACAAGTAAGCGCCATGAACAAAGGCGATGTCCGCGTCGCGAATGATAATCGAGCACAACTCGGATAGAACGACCCCGCCCTTTAGGAACTCCTCATCTAGAGCGACCAAATCGGCCCAGCGGTCATCAGTGTTCATAGGCACCAGAAACAGTGTGGCCAAGCGATACGATCAACGTGACGTGGCCTTCACATCCGTTGATCTCTATTTATATTGATTAAGGATGAACCCGTGGTTTATTGCCTCGACCCGCATACCGGCGATGCTCAGCCAAGTGATCGGGGTGTGGATGTTCGGCCGAATTTTCGGGCATATGAAGCTTTCGACCTTGGAGGTTTGCATAATCTGAGCCGGTCAACCTCTCATCTATCTGAACTGTATGTTGATCGTCGATCCAGATCATCCCCTTATCAAATAGTGTGTGGATGTCGGCTCTTAAAAGCAGTCCATTATCAACCCGATGGGTGTAGTCGCCGCGATATGGGCGGATATGTGCTGCCTCAAGTATTTCAACTACTGGGCAACCGGTCACAGCACACTTCTTGCCATAAGCTGACAAAAGTGCCGCGCGAAAATCTGATTGCCCCTCGCGAAGTGCTACGGAGCGTAGCACCCAAACCCGACCATCATGATCACTATCAATAGGTGGTGCAAAATCGAACGAAACTTGTTGCCGCGCATCTAGCATCGCCCGATCCAGTTCGCTCGTGAGGGCTATCACCTGTATGGCGGCCCAGTCTCCACTTGGCGAGGGCTTGACATCCCATATTCCATGGCGTGAAGGAATGTACTTCTCGTACCGCACGCCTTTATTGACTCCCGTCCGGAAGAGTACGTCTTTCGGGTTGCCGGTATCAGTTCTAAAGTTCTTTCGCCCGCGATCATGATGTCGGCGACTGACATCGTTCACAGTTAGCAAGCGCGCGTTTTCCCGCGCATCGCTGTGGTTTTCGTTTGGGTAATGAACTTCTAACCATTCTGTAATCTCGCGGATCGTGGAGGCTCCTCCAAGTCGGCCGATCGCTTCGGGAACTCTCAGGTACTTCCAGCTCATTGGAAATCGTGACACCTTGTCGGAGTTTTCGAGCGCGCGCTCTGTTAGCAGTGCAACTATTCGCTCGCCTAACTGCGAGTCAATACGCTCCATCGTTTGTCGAGGTGTGTGTGTGCCGACCTCGGATGATGAAATGCCCTCGCTGGTATCGCGCAAATGAGGTCCCCAACGAACGCCCCGTTCATGCTGATGATCTGAGAGCGAGTTAAGCGGAATGTTGGGATGTAGCCGATAGGTATCAATACCCAGTACGCGGCCAGCTCCGATAAACCCGACTGAGTTGCAATAGGCGAGTACCCAGTCCCCCTCATTCAACCTGTTCAGTATCCGTTCCCCTCGATCTCCTGACTCACCGTCATATCCAGCCGTTATTATTTTGCGAGACAGATTCTGTTGCCACCACGCCGTCGTGGCGGGGAGCCCGATGTTGAAAGTGTAGTAACTCACTTGTTGATCTCGACGAAATACGTGAACGATATCGCCATAGCCAAAGTTCCGGCATCCGAACGATGAAAAAGGGCCATACAGGGTAAAGGCCAATAGGAGAGTTCAATTCTATTGCCAGAACCATCCGGATACATCCAAACGACGAAAGTGAGCTTCCAAATCCGTGGATTGAGTAGACCAAATGGGTACACCGTAATGAGCCAGTGACTGGCGGGCCGGCAGATAGATCAATAGGATCAACCGTCAATTTGAGCCACGTTATAATTGATCCACATACTCAAATGATCTACATCAAACCATGCGCAAGCTCTACTACGGGCGGATTTCGACCACGGACGGCCAGTCCTCAGTAAGCCAGTACGACGACGCCAAAGCCCACGGCGTGCAGGACAAGGACGTTTTCATCGACGAGGGCGTGAGCGGCTACCACGTCGCGCCCGACGCGCGGGAACAGTGGTGCAAAGCCGAGCATGATCTGCGCCACGGCGGCGTGCTGATCGTGCGCTGGCTCGATCGCATCAGCCGCCGCTATGACGAGCTACACCGGACTATGCGCCGACTCATGGACCTTGGCGTTCGTGTCGAATGCACGCTCAACGGGATGGTGTTCGACGGAAAGGCGAAAGACCCCATTGAGAAAGCGACGCGCGACGCCGTGCTGGCGTTCATGGCCGCACAGGGCGAGGCCGACTACAAGAATCGCGCTGAGATGCAGCGCCGGGGCGTTGCGATCGCGAAGGCGGCTGGGAAATACAGGGGCCGCGCGCGTTCACACGACTACGCGGCGATCAAAGCATGGAGGGAAGAGCACGGTGCGAGCATTCGTGAGACTGCCGAAAAATTCGGCGTGGCGACGGCGACGGTCAAGCGAGCATGTGCAACCGATCAGCATGCGTGACGGTGGCCGTATCGATCAACTGCCGCAGATTGTATATCGCGAAAATCGGTCGCGAACGGCAGCGGTCGGTATTATGATCCACAGATCGCGCGCTATGGACTTCGAGTCTTGGCAGCAGGCGACAGAGAATCAGAATGAGGAGTGCCATGCTCACAAACGTCCGGGGATTGGTTGATCGGCTCGATCTGGCTCCATCGCGAGGGCTCATGCCGCTGTTTGAGGCGGTATCTAACGCTACCTCATAGCAGATTTAACGCCGACGCTGCAACGACAAGTGGCCATGCGTTACCACCGCACTGCTGACAACGAAGGCTACTTCTATACCCTGCCAGGTGGCAACGGATCGATCGAGATCATCTCGTACGACAAGTTGCTTCGCGATGCCAAGCGGCGAAACAGGGTGCTCTTCGATAAACTTGGCCTGCACAAACATTGAACGCAGGTGCCGTTTCACTCCACATCCGCTTTCATCGGGTAGCAAATGTACGAACTCATTCAAAAACAGATTGCAACCGACTTCTTTCAGCACAATTTTGCGAACGACGGGCAACGCTTCGTCGCATGGTATCTGCGGAATATTCTGTTCCGTGACATGAACGAGACACGCGACGACATCACCGACGGTGCGGATGACAAGCAAATTGATGCGCTTATCGTGGACGATGACAAATCGTTGGTGCGCATAATTCAAGGGAAGTTCGTTCAGGGCGGCACAGTCGATGCCGAACCTCTTCGTGAAGTCCTGTCGTCGTGGCTGCAAATCAAAGACCTTGCTCGGCTTCAGAACGTTGCTAACCCGAAGCTTGCAAGAAAGCTTCGCGAGTTGGCCGATGCATTCGAAGAGGATTACGAAGTGTCGTTCGAACTGGTTACGACCGGAACACTGACCGAGGCCGCTCAACATGACCTTCTGGCTTTCCAGGAGGAATTGGCAAAGCTAAGTGAGAATGAAGCCTTTGATGCCACCATTCATGTCATTGACGCCGACGAACTCAGGCGGCGCTACGACTATGCAATTGAGGCGGACAATCCCAGTATCAACTACAAACTTCCGCTGGCGGGCGTCAAACACATGTACCATGAAATCGCTGGGACGCCAGTTCTTATCGCCGCGCTGCCGTTGAAGAAGTGCGTGAAGCTTCCGGGCATCAAGGACGGCACGCTGTTTCAAAAAAACGTGCGTCAAAGTTTGGGGTCGAGCAATGCTGTCAACAAAGGCATTCGCAGTTCAATTTTGGGTGACAAGCGCAGCGATTTCTTCTTCTTCCACAACGGAGTGACGGCACTTTGCAACAAGCTGACCTTGGAAAACGACACACTTTCTCTCTGGGGGCTTAGCATCGTCAACGGATGTCAATCGCTGAATACGATCCTGTCGTGTAGCGAAACGGTCAAGAAGGTGGACGATGCATTCATCCTGTTTCGATTCTACGAAATCCCCCAGCGTGACCGGGCCGACAAGATTTCGATCTACACCAACTCGCAAAGCGCGGTAAAGGCGCGCGATCTTCGCAGCAACGACAAACGCGTACTTGCCATCAAGAAAGCGTATGAGCTGCGCTACCCGACTGGCTATTTCATAACCAAGCGCGGCGAGACGGCCCCGGCCGATAAAGACAAGAAACTTGTGGTGGACCTATCGTCTTTCGCGAAGAATTTGGTCGCGTGGCAGACCTTGCGCCCAAACCTCTCCTATGGCGAGACGAAAATTTTTGACAAGTATTTCGAAACCCTTTTCAAGAACAAGGATTACCCGCCCGAAAACGTCAGTGCCCTCAATACGTGGATGAACGAAGTCCTGGCTGCCTGGGTGCCGGAGAATCCGCTTAGCCTGAATGAAACGCTCTTGGCGATGAAGGCGTACGCGCCATACCACCATCTGTACGCAGTAGCGATAATCTTCGCAATTTCAAGCAACCAGTCCGACCGTGTTCCCAGTGCTCACAGGGCTCTAGCATCTGCCCAGCAGTTCGGCATGGTCGACCAAATCGTACGGATCGCCGGGACATGCCTGAACATGGCGCTTGAGGCAGCGGCGAACGAACCCCAAGCCGGTAACCGGGTGTTCAGCCCTCAAAACTGGGTCAAGTCCAAGGCGTGCCTCGCAGGGATCAATGGCGCAGTACGCAATTATCTCAATATGCTGAAAGGCTTTCCCGGCGGCGCTGAGATTAAGAAGCAGTTGGACGAAGCGACTGTGCTGCCCGTTGACGCGTTTGAATACCGGTTGTCTGCTGACTAACTGCTCTCGAGCGCGGTTGCAGGTACTGGAGCCGTTCGGGCTCGACGTGGTGCTGGCTTGGCCGCACAGGGCGAAGCCGACTACCGCAACCGTGCAGAGATGCAGCGCCGCGGTGTCGCGATCGCGAAGGCGGAAGGGAAATGCAAGAGGGGCGCGCGATCCCACGACTACGCAGCCATCAAGGCATGGCGCGCTGAAAGCGGCGCGAGCATTCGGGAGACTGCCGAGAAGTTCGGTGTGGGAACGGCGACCGTAAAGCGTGCGTGCGCAGCGCACCTGTTGCTCTGACCGAGAGCCAATCGTGACTGGCAATCAACAAGCCCGGCTGCAGTTATCTACCACGTTTAGGGCAGCAGTCGGGCACGGCAGCTCACCGGTCGCCTGCTTATCTTCGTCGTGGTCGGCAGCCCGCGACTAGCTCGCGCGGTTAGCCGTTGGCAATCTTGTCGAGAACAAAATTGCACGCGTCAACGCGCTTTTGATGCACTGTGATCAGAGTCTCGTAAAGCTCGATTTCTCGCCCGAAATATTTCAGCGGTCGATGCGAGAAAGCAAGTGCATACGATTGCCTCACCAAGGTGTAACGCTCGATCATCTTGAGGGCTTCCTGTCGCTCAAACTCAGCACCTACGGCGAGTCGATCTTTCTGGATGCCCGTGCTCCAAAAAATTTCACCGTCATAGCGCCACGGGTTCCTTTCCATATCGTAGCGCCACAAGTCCCAGAAACCGGAATCCTCGACGATTTTTGTCAAATCGTCATCGAAATGTGGATTGTCGAAGACGAACTGGGCCAACTGCTGAAACGTTTGGATGTCTGACTTCGAAACGATACGGAACTGCTTCAGAATGTCGCTCATAATCTGAGCCTGTCGCGCTATGGGGTTTTCCGAGCGCGCCATTTCAAGTTCCTCAGGCATAGCCTGCCGAACGCAGTTCGGGACAACGGCAAGAGCGTCCGATTTCGCGAGCTCGTGAGGAAAGCAATAGAGACTGTTCTCGACGAGCTTTAGACCTGCAGACTCGTATGCTTGCGCTACCAATCGCGAACAGAACTGGCGATTTTCGTCGTGATTGGGTCTGGTCTCGCCGCCAATTTTTGTCCGAATTGCGGCCGTGACCGAGTACTCCTTCCCGACTTCGTTTCTAGCGAAGTTAATCGCGTCTGCGATCACAATCGGACTTACATCTTGCTTGGGTCGCAGTACGGCGCAATGCTCAGGCGTTTCAAAGAGCAGTCTTTGAATGTTCGCGGCGTTAACTCCGTCACCATCGGAATGAATATAGCTTCCGCCACCGACATACAGGATCGCATGCGAATAGTCGCTTTTTGAGGCGACGCGGACAGCTTTGCTAATCCCCGTGGTTTGTGCGGTCAACAGGATGTCGCCCTCTTGGAGGGCCGCAAACTCGACAATAAATTTAACTTCCCCGAGCGCGTCTGTATTCATTATTGAGTGGCTTGTTTAGCTGAGAGAAGGGCAGCGAACACGGCTTCTGCCCGGTGTTGACGAACGCCCGCGAACACGGCGGGAAGCCCGATCGCGCGTCCAGCGACTGGCACACAGCGAAGCCCCGCGAGTTTGGGAGAGATTTGATAGTCGGATTGTGTGTCGAAAAACAAAAAACCCCGCAAATCATTGATTTTACGGGGTTTCTCACAACGTTCTGGCGGAGAGAGGGGGATTCGAACCCCCGATAGGCTATTAACTTACATAGCCAAAGAACAAATATTCAACAAATTCAAATGGCTGCGTCGATATCAGTGTGTCACAGAATCGGCCGGAGCGATTCTGTAAGTGCTTGAAGATACTCGCCTCGCAGCAGCCCAATGACACACTTTGACGGGCCTAGAATTGCGCGACCTAGCCTGCCGATGTCTGGCGAGCTGCAGCAATACCTGCCGTGGCCTCTTCCACGCGCGCCGTGAACGTGGCCACCATACGCTCGCGTCCCGCCGCCATTCTTGCGCGAGTTTCAGCCAAGTCAAAATCGAGCCCAATTTCTTTCCGTAGACACCGGAGCAGTTCGACTTCCATGTCGACGGTATCTCCCGCATCGAGCACCGCTTTGAAGGCCTGAATCTCCCGTTCGCTGTATGCGATCCGTATCTGATTCGAACGTTCGACAAGCCCCCTCTTCGACTGCTCGTGAGCCGCGATTAGCTGCGTCATTCTGTCAATGGCTGCTACGTCGGGACGGTCTCCGGAGATCCTGGCTCGCTGCGAAGCGAACAGTTCTTGCTGTGTTTCATTCTCGCGAGTGAATGCGGTCTCGAGCTGGACATTCTGGGCTCGGAGTTGATCCAGCGCGAAGCGCTCCGCGCTTACCAGCACCCACACCTCCCTAATTTTTTGCAGGTAGTTCATCATCGCGGCCACCGTCGCCACATCAGCAATGAGTAACACCTTTGTCATGTGGGACAACGCATTGCTGTAATCCTCGTTAAGCTTTGCCTTCTCCGTTGTCCCGTCAAGCATCAGCCCGATGCACTGCGACACAGTAGTGCACCCATCCATCGTGGGCAGCAAGATATCGCGCTTCAACTGCATCACGCGGTCCTTGTCGACACGTCTCTCCTCAGCCTCCCGGTCAGCGGCTTTCTCCTGTGCATTGGATCTGGTCGTTAAGTAGACCCCACCCATACCTATCAGCGCACCGGCCACCGTATCGGACGCGAGTCCCAGCCATTTGATGACCCAGAGCGCGACAAGCGCCCCGGCCCCGTACAGCGCCATCTGGTATTTGTTGGCCATGGTTCTTTGGTGTTGTGAACGTCGGTTCATCGCGTCGGCGATGCGCGCGTCGGTTACCTCATGGCGCACGATAGTCAGCCGACCGGAAGTATCTCACCCACGAAAATCCGGCGGGTGTTGGGAAAAAGGTTACCTCGGTTACCTTTTTCCCAACACACACCGTAAAATTGCTTGGCTCGCACGGAGTCGGGCGCGCGGGTTCGATCCCCGCCGGCTCCACCAACATTCTGACCGTCATCGACAACGAAAGACGGTCAAAAACCTAGTAAAGACGGGCCTTCGGGCCCGTTTTTCATTTCTGCGTCATTGTCGCTGATTGTCGTTGGTTGTCGGAAAAATGGCACGTAAACGGCACGCGGCGAAATCACCTTTCTACTTCGTATTCCCGACAGCCACGCGCAACGCTCTGAACGCAGCAACGCGCACCACCTCATTCTTCTCTTGCCTCGCCCCGTCACAGCATTACCATTATTGGAATGTTCACGAGGAACGCACCTCATCCGGACGCGAACTCGTGAATTTGGTCTTGAAATCTCGGTGGAACTTGGGTGTAGAATCCACATCGAAACGTTAGTAACGTTTGCAAGTATGTATTACTGCGCGGCCTCTGAGAGGTGCGCTTTGGAGAGAGGTCAATGAAAAGTACCTTGGCTCGCGGCGGAATGCTGATCATGAAGTCTTTGCCCGACGTGTTTGATATCTCGAGGGGCAGCAAGCAGCGGGACATTGAAGTAACGATTGCACCGTCGCAAGCGACGATTTGGCACGCCTGGGCAGTAACGGGGAAGCAACTGCGTCAGGCGGTGGACACTTACGAAGTCGTATACAACGTATACAAAAATCAACTCCGTGGAAAACCAAAAACATACACGATCGAACCGGGATCAAAGCACCGACACGGGGAATGACACCCCTCTGAAGGAAAAGGCGCCCACGCCATCTATTCCTTTCGGTGATCATCCAAAAGTTGAGGATGGCAAATTCGAAATAGATCAGCAAACGGAAAAGCATATCGTTCAGGTCGTGCGCCGTGCGCTGCATGCTGAGTCGTTCGAAGGCCCGACCCCGCCGCCCAAGCACCTTGAACAGTACGAAAAGATACTCCCAGGCTCGGCGAAGATGATTTTCGACCAGTTCGAGAAGAACGCGGAGCACCAACGGTCGATGGAAGAGCGGCAGATGACGCTCAGCGAACGAGCAATCGAGTTCCAAGGACGCGACAATGCCGACGCTTCTCGAAGAGACGCTCGTGGGCAGCTCATCGCAGGAGGCCTGGTTGTCTTCGGACTTCTGGTGGCCTTAGCTTTTGGGTACTTTAAACAGGGTGTCGTTGCCGGATTGATCGTGACGTCTCTACTTGTTGCGGTGCTGACTGGGTACTTGCGGAAAGATACCCCAATTGCGCCTCCGCCCTCCACCGAATCGGGCGAAGACGACGATAAGTAAATGGTTCCGTTTGGCGAAAAAGCCCGCTTAAGCGGGCTTTTTGTTGCCCCCATCCCCGACAAGAACAGCGCCACACCCTGCCACTCAGTCCCGGTCATAACTGCACAGGTTTGGCGCATGAAGGTGCACACATTCCATGCACCGCAATATTCGCTTTCGCGCCAATGCTGGCGGACCTCGGCACCCGGCGCAAAGGTGCATAAAAAGTGTTACATCAAGCGCGCAGGCGTGGCGGGGTCATGACCGCGCGCGCTGGGGGTTGGGGAGGGGTGGGTGGCAAAAAAACGGCGGCGGTAACGGGCCTGCCCGCGCCCACAACGGCCCGCAGCCCCCTCGTCCATGGCCTTCCCCTCCCAGACCGGGAGCCCGTTGTAGCGCCTCTCATGCAACCTCGGCATTGGACTAAAATACTGTTTATTCATACAGTATTTATGCACCATGCGCCCCCGACGCCCCGCTCCCCCCGAACGCCGTGCCCTGACCAGCCTGGAGCTGCGCACGATCTGGACTCGTGCGCCATCGCCCGAAGTGCGGGAACTGCTGTGGGAGATCCACCGGATGCACGGCGTGCTGCTGGCGTGCCGGGCGGATCATCCGCGCCGCTTGGCGGGAGGATGTGGGTGGGTGGCTCGTCGCCATCGAGTCGCTTCGTTCGCGGCTACTTGATGAGCCATGCGTCGCAGAAGCGGGGGTCGACCGCATGCGTCCGACACGCGCGGTGCCGACGCACGATGCTCCGTCGGTCGAGCAATTATTGCCAACACAAAAAATCGTTGACGGCGATAATTAATGCCCACACAATAATTACATGGACATCGAATTCGACCCGATCAAAGATCAAGCGAACCGAGAGAAGCACGGCCTCTCACTGGCACTTGCTGAAGCGTTTGAGTTGGACACCGCGCTCGTAGAAATTGACGATCGGCGGGCCTACAACGAAGAACGGTTTGTCGCCCTCGGCCTGATCGGCGACCGGGTTCATGTGATGGTGTTCACTGTGCGTGGCGAAGCGATTCGAGTTATCAGCCTTCGCAAAGCCAATCGACGCGAGGTAAAGCGATATGACGACGAAACGTAAAATCCAAACGATGACCGACGCCGAAGACGCGGCGATCACGCGTGCGGCGCAATCCGATCCGGACAGCCCGCCGCTCACCGATGCCCAACTGAAGCGGATGCGCCCCGCGCGCGACGTGCTGACGCAAGCGCTCGGAAAGGAACGCGCCGACGCTCTGCTGAAACGACGCGGACGTCCTGCGTTGCCGGAAAACGAACGCAAGGTGACGCTCAATATGCGAGCCGACCGCGATGTGGTCGATGCGTTTAAGGCGACCGGTGACGGCTGGCAAACTCGTATGAACGATGCGCTGCGCGAGTACGCTAAATCGCACCACCTTCTCTCGGCATAACGTTCACACTTTGGGGGGATTACATGGATACCGGGTACAAAGCAAATCCGAAGCCAGGCGAGCTGGTGTTGTGCGGTGGGTGCGGGGAGACCATGACGCCCTACACCCCGCCGTATCTTCCAACCGAATGCCTTTGCGATGAATGCAATCGGGTCATATCAGAGATGATCGACAACGGTGAGCTTGGCTAGACGGCCAACGCGTAATCGTCGAACCGCATCACCTCCTCACCGAGCCAGTCGTTCACGGCCTTCATGCTCTCCTGGAGTGGCATGATCTCGTTGACCCAGAAGACCTTCGCGGCCTTCTCGACGTCACCGAACCCACCAGTGTTATTCGGGATCACGCTCATGAGCTGCGGCGGCACGCGATGTGCCGCCAGCAGGTCATCGCGCGTCACGTTTTTGATGTTGAAGAACTCATCCTTCGCAGCCACTTCGGACACGGGGATGATCTGTATGCCGTCTTTCTTGCCGTTCGGCGCGTACATGAAGAGGTTGCGGAAGTTGCCCGGCCCCTTCGAACTCTTCAGCGCGTCGCGCAGCGCATCGACATCCTGCTGACTCTGCGCCGCGTCCGTCATGTACAGGATGAAGCCCGCGTGGCTGCCGTTCTTGTAGTAGCGCCGGCGGAACAGCGTTGCGGACTCATTCAGCCAGGCCGCGTTGAGCGCGGGCAGATACTCCGGCAGTCCATACACCTCCTGCTCGACGTCGGCCTCCATCAGATGAAAGACGTCGCCCTTCGCAAACATCGACTCCTGCCCCACTTCGGGCACCCACCAATACCACTCCAGATCCAGACCGCGCCGGGTGTATTTCGTGAGCAACGTCTTCAGTGCCAGCGGGCCACCGAGCCGGTTCTTGCGCAGCTCGAAGTACGCGTTGCCGAACACCATGTAGTTGAGCGCGAACTCCCGGAATTCCGCCCGCGTCAGGCGCTTGTGGGGAATGAACGTCGAGGCCAGGATGTTGCGCTTCACATAAATGGCCGAACTGTGGTGCGGCGCCGCGCGGAATGATCGCGCCAGACCATCCCAGGATAGGGGCGGCTCGTACCATTTCGACATCCGCATGCACTCGAGGTACGACAGGATCTCCCGCTTGTCGAGCACCGCGACGGGATCGCCGAATGTGAATGCCTCGACGCCTGGTGCAGTTGCCTCCGTGGCGGACGGTGCCGGGGCGTCTGCCAGGCGTGCGCGGTACCGCGCGTTTCGATTCTTGCTCACGAGTACATCTCCATAAAGCTTTGGTTCGTCCCGATCTGCCCATCGATACCCTCGTTCGATAGGGCGTGCATCGTCGCCCACGCAATGTCTGCGTGGCTCGCCTGTGCTGACCGGTCTGCCTTGTAAGTGATCTGCCCGCCGCCGGCAGTCGATGTTTTTCGAATCGCCATGAACGATTGGGCAATGTCGGTGTGTCCGGCATCGAACTCGAGCCGGCCCTTGCTCATGACGTCGTGTGCCTTAAGCACGAGCTGCGTTTTGACGTGCGGCGAGTAGGTGAAGCCGACCACCGCCGGGAAGAACTTCTTCACGAGCTGGTACACCGCGTCACCGATGCCGGTGCGGTCGATGCCGATGAATGTCACGACGTAGCGCTCCGTCGCCTTCTTGATCGCTTCGGCCTGTGCCTCATAGTCGAGGCCCCGGAACGGGATGCGCTCCAAGATCCGGAATTTGCCGCCAGGCACCGCTGGCGGTGCCAGCACCACCAGCGCGGCCGAATCTCCCATGCCGCTGCCGCCGTTCGGGTCATACCCGAGCCATACCGGCCGATAGCCAAACGGCCGGGCAGCGAACGGCATGTAGTCTTCCCACACCTCCCAACTGTCGACCATGCAGCCCTGCAACAGGCTGAATTTGAATACGGCCAGCACGTCATCCACGAACTGGCACATGAGCAGGTTGGCGAACTCATCGGGACCGTACTCGAGGCGCAGTTGCTCAAGGTCGAACAGGCTGCACCCGCCTGCCAGCGCGTCTTCCACCGTGACGATTTGCCGCCACTGTCCGTCCGGACAAAGCAATCCGCGCGCGAGCGCCGTGTGCGAAAGGTCGAGCTGGATGCGCTCCTCCTTCTTGCGGCCACGATTGAACAACGCCCCGCTCCAGAACGGGTATGCCTCGTGCGCCAGATTGGATGGCGTTGAGAAATAGGTCTGGCGCCAGTGCTTATGGATCGCCATCCCGGACGCCACCTTGCGCAGCTCCTGAAATTTCGACGTCCAGAAGTACTCGTCGAAATACAGGTTGCCGTGATAGCTCTGTGCAGTGCGCGCGTTGGTGCCAAGGAAGTACAAGTTCGCGCCCGTGTGCGGCAGATGCATCGGCGAGCCGTTGAGATCGACGTCTGCCGCATCCTTGGCAAATTGCTTGATGTACTGCTGGAAGACGTGCGCCTGAGCCTTACTGGCTGACAGGAAAATCTGGTTACGGCCCGTGTCCAGGGCGTCGATGAACGCCTCGCGGGCGAAGTACCAGGTCGCGCCGATCTGACGGCTCTTGAGAATGTCGCGGATGCGGTGCAACAGGCCGGCCTCATACCAGGCCCGCTGATAGCCAAACATCGAATCCATGAACGCATCGCGAAGCTGGCCCAACTGCTTCTCGTTGATGCTGTTCTTCTCAGGCTTCTTGCGCGGTCCGCTGTTTCGGCTCGCGATCTTCGGATTCAGGTCGACTTCGTTACCCGTCTGCTGGTACTTGTGAACGCGTTGCATGCGTTCGATCTGCCGCCCTAGAAGATCGATCTCTTTAAAGTCCTTCCCCTCTTTGTTTTCCTTGCGCACGAGCTGGATCATTCGCGCCTCGAGCGACAGCTCGACGCGATCTACCGGCGCGGTGTCCTTCCACTTGTCGCGTCGGCTCCAGCTATGCACGGTCGACGCCTTCTCGCCGATCTTTTCAGCGATGCGCGCGACGCGCCACCCTGCGAAGTACAGGTTGCGAGCCTCAATGCGTGGATCGGTGTCGGTGACGTGCTGTTGTGTCATGCCGACAGGTTGCCCACGCGCGCGCGTACGGTCGACGCAGCCGTGTTGTGAGGCGTCCGTGCACAACACCGACGCGTTGCCCCGCGCGCGGCCGACGCCGAACATGGGCCATGTTGAACGCTCACCCCGAGGAAAACCCAACATGGCAAAGAAAACGAAGTTCTTTCGCGTCGCCACCGAAGGCGCCACGACTGACGGCCGCACGATCACGAAGCAAATGATTCAGGAGATGGCCGCGACGTACGACGCGAACAAGTACGGCGCACGCATCAACCTGGAACACATTCGCGGCATCGTCCCGGACGGCCCCTTCAAGGCGTACGGTGACGTGATCGCGCTCAAGACCGACACGAACGCCGAGGGAAAGCTGCAGTTGCTCGCGCAACTCGATCCGACCGACGCCCTGGTAGCCATGACGACGAAGGATCGTCAGAAGGTCTTTTCGTCCATCGAGGTGGACCCGGACTTCGCCAATAGCGGCCAGGCATACCTGGTCGGCCTGGCCGTGACGGACAACCCCGCAAGCCTCGGCACGGAAATGCTGGCTTTCAGCGCCAACGCCAAGAACAGCCCGCTGGCTGGCCGCAAGCAGCGCCCGGAGAACCTGTTCACGGCGGCCGAGCCAGCGCTGATCGAGTTCGAAGACGAAGCGGGCGACGCCGGCGAAGTCACTCTCACCCTGAAAGGTTCGACCGCATCATTGCTCGAGCGATTTACCGCTGGCCTGCTGGGCAAGAAGCCCACGTCCACCACGCCGCCGGAAAAGACTCCGACCGCCGGCGACCAGCCGCAGCAATTCACCGCCGAGATGGCCGCCAATGCCGTGGCCGGAGCCGTCGCCACGGCGATGGAGCAATTCAGCGCAAGCATGACCGACGCCATGAAGCCGGTCACGGAAGCGCTCGAGACGCTGCGCACCGATCACGACGCACTGGTCAAGAAGCTCTCCGATACGGACGGCAGCGCGCCGCGCACCGCCGCCACCGGTGGCTCCAAATCCGCCGAGCTGACCGACTGCTGATCGCAGCCCCGACACCACCACACGCAAACCTACCGTACCGGAGAAGCACACATGCGTAAGGAAACCCGCATCGCCTTTAATGGCTATCTGCGCCAGCTTGAGAAGCTGAACGGCGTCGAAAGCGCCACCGAGAAATTCTCGGTCGCACCGTCCGTTCAACAAACGCTCGAAACCAAGATGCAGGAATCGACCGAGTTCCTGGGGCGTATCAACGTCATTGGAGTGACCGAACAGCAAGGCGAAAAGCTCGGCCTGGGCGTCGGGTCGCCGCTCGCCAGCACGACCAATACCGATCTCAAGGAGCGCGAGACCATCGATCCGACGGATCTCGACCCGAACGGCTATGTCTGCACGCAGACCAACTTCGATTCGCACCTGAAGTACCCCAAGCTCGATGCCTGGGCGAAGTTCCCCGACTTCCAGGCACGCGTGCGTGACGCGCTCCTGGTACGCCAGGCGCTCGACCGCATGCTGATCGGCTTCAATGGCGTGTCGCGCGCGGCCACATCGGACCGCGTCGCAAACCCATTGCTGCAGGACGTCAACAAGGGCTGGCTGCAGAAGTACCGCGAGCAAGCACCAGCCCGCGTGATGAACCACGGCAAGACGGCCGGAAAGGTTGTCATCGGCAAAGATGGCGACTACGGCAACCTGGACGCCGCCGTGTACGACGCCTTGTCGAGCCTGATCGACCCGTGGCACCGCGAAGACACCGATCTCGTAGTGCTGTGCGGCCGCGCGCTGGCCCATGAGAAGTACTTCCCGATGATCAACCGCCAGCAGGCGCCGACCGAGCAGCTTGCCGGTCAGATCATCATGAGCCAGAAGGCGATGGGCGGTCGACCGGCAGTTATGGTCCCCTTCTTCCCGGCTACCGCCTTCATGATCACGCGCTTCGACAACATCTCGATCTACTTCCAAGACGGAGGGCGCCGCCGTTCGGTCATCGATAACCCGAAACGCGACCGTATCGAGAACTTCGAGTCGAGCAACGACGCGTTCGTGATCGAAGACTATGGCCTCGGCTGCTTGGTCGAGAACATCGAGTTCGCTCCGGAGTAATCATGCCGTCGCCCGCACAACAGCACTTCATGCGGGTCACCGCGGCGCGCGCTACCGCCGCCGCGGCGACCACCGATGAACCCATCGTCGCCACCGCTTATGAGCAGCAGCTGATGCAACTGGCGCAGCACAAGCGGCAACTGAGCGGCATCCAGTCAACGGAAAAGAAGGCCGAAGCCAAACGCGAAATGCTGCCGATGTATGCCGCGTGGGTCGACGGTGTGCTCTCGAGCGGGCGCGGCGTGCAGGACGACGTCGTGATGAACGTGCTCGTGTGGCGCATCGACGTAGGCGACTACGCCGGCGCGCTGCCTATCGCGGCGCACGCCATCCAGTACGGCCTGAAGATGCCCGAGCCGTACACGCGCACCACAGCGTGTGTCATCACCGAGGAGTTCGCCGACATGGCGCGCAAGGCTCGTGCGATCAACGGCGACGTCGACATCCCGAGTCTGCTTGCCGTTGCGCGCCTGACCGACGGTGAAGACATGCCGGACCAGGTGCGCGCCAAGCTCTACAAGGAGATCGGCCTGGCGCAGATCGACAAGGACCCCGCCGCCGCGCTCGCCCGCCTGAAGCGCGCCCTCGAGCTGAACAAGAACGTGGGCGTCATCAAGGAAATTGAGCGCCTCGAGACCAAGCTGCGCAACCAGAATTCGACCGCCGCCGGCAACGGCGACGGTTGACACCGAGCGTACCCCGCGCCGGGCGGCAGGGGGCTGACGCAGGCTTGATCGCCAACGCCGACGCCCCCTCCACCGCCCACTACCAACAGGAACCATCGCATGTCCTTCCTCGCCCCTGCCCCAATCCCGGACGTCGGCGTCACGATCAAGAACGATGCCTTCTTTCCCGACATCGATCTCGACGCGATGCGTGACGTCCAACGAATCGACGGGACGGTCACGGCACCGCGCCTCAAGGCCGAAGTCGAGGAAGCGATGCTGTATGTCAACGGCGCGCTGGCCGCCTGGCGAGCGCAGCGCACGACCGAGGGCTACACGTCGCTCGCCGACGTGAAGACCGTGGGCGGCAACCCCGTGGCAGAGATCGACGGCAAGACCGCGCTCGAGCTGCGCTACACCCGCGCCGTGTTCTGCTGGGCCAACGCCAACCTCATCGAGCGGTACCGCAACTTCGACGCGACAGCCACCGGGCGCAAAGAGGACGACGTGACTCGCCCTGGTGCCGACGAGCTGCGGCGCGACGCGGCCTGGGCAATCAACGACATTGCCGGTGTGTCGCGGAACACCGTGGAGCTGATCTGATGCGTGTCCGGGCAATGCAGAACGACACCCTGGACGCGATCTGCTGGCGCGTCTTCGGCCGCACGCAGGGCGTCGTAGAAGCCACGCTCACGGCGAACCCCGGACTTGCCGACCTCGGCCCGATCCTGCCCCACGGCCACCTCATCGAACTACCCGACCAACCCGCACAGGCTGAGAAAAAGACCGTGCAACTGTGGGACTGACCATGACTGAACCCGTTACCACCAACGCCACGGTCGCCACGGCCGGTGTCGCCGTGCTCTCCCTGTTTCCCGGCGTCGACGCTGCCGTGGTGATGGGAGCGTTCGCGGGCGCCGGTGTCTTCGTGCTGGCCTCCGATGACCTGGCGCCGTTCAAGCGCCTGGCGTTCTTCCTCATCTCCTTTGTCGCCGGCTGCCTGTCAGCACGCCTGGCTGCCGATCTGATCGGCTGGGCGCTGCCCGAACGCATCCAGGTCAATGCGGCCGTCGGTGCGCTCGTGGCCTCGGCGGTCATCATCAAACTGCTGATGTGGCTCATTCGACGCGCGGCGAACCCCGAGAAGCTCTTTGACACCTTCAAGGGAGGGCCGAAGCCGTGAACACGCTCACCATCCTCAACGCCGTGCTGTGCGCAGTCATTGCGCTGCGACTGCTGATGTTCCGGCGCGCGTCGGGCTGTCACCGGCCGTGGGCTTCGCGCCTGGCGTACGCGCTCGTCCTCGTCACTGGCTCCGTGCCAATCCGCACGATCTTCGGCGCCCCGTTGCCCGTCGATGTGACCTCCCTGGCAATCAATGCTGTCCTGTGTGCGGCAATCCTCGCCGTGCGCGGCAACGTCGTTGACCTGTTCCGCTGTGGCATGGGCTACGACAACCCCATCACCCGTCTACTGAGAAAGACCCATGACCACGCTCGCTAACGTGCTTCGCCAGGGCGACCACGGCGCCGCCGTGCGCTCCCTACAGACCGCGCTGAACACTTTCGGCGCAGCCATCACCGCCGACGGCTGGTTCGGGCCAGCCACCGCCAGGGCCGTCATGGACGTGCAACAGCACTTCGGCCTGGTGGTGGACGGCATCGCTGGCGCGAAGACGCAACAGGCTCTCGCCTCTGGTGCTCGAGCACCGGGACACCTAACGGCCGCAGACCTGGCCGCTGCCGCCGAGAAGCTCGGCGTCGAGCTGGCCGTGGTGCGCGCCGTGAACGAGGTGGAAAGCCTGGGCTGCGGTTTCCTACCCGACGGCCGCCCGGTCATCCTCTTCGAGCGCCACATCATGTATCGCGAGGTCGGTGCGGTCGGTCTCGACGCACTGGCGCTGGCCGAGCGTTATCCCAACCTCGTCAATCAGAAGCGAGGCGGCTATGTGGGCGGTGCTGGCGAGCACAAGCGCCTTGCAGACGCCAGCACGATCCACCGCCCGAGCGCGCTGTCGTCCGCCAGTTGGGGCGCGTTCCAGATCATGGCGTACCACTGGCAACGCCTGGGATACGAGAGCGTCGAGGCGTTCACCGACTTGATGCGCGCCGGGGAAGCCGCGCAGCTCGACGCCTTCGTGCGCTTCGTTCTGGCGGAACCCGCCCTTCTCAAAGCCATGAAGGGTAGGAAGTGGGCAACGGTTGCCGAGTTGTTCAACGGCAAGGACTTCGCCGGGAACCTCTATGACGTGAAGCTCGATCGCGCGTACGACAAATACGCCGCGCTGAAGGTGGCCGCATGATGCGCATTGCCTATCTTGAAATCTCGGCCAGGCAGACCGGCAAGACCCGTCGCCTGGTCGAAGCCGCGAAGCGATTCGCCGAAGCCGGTCGCCCCACCGTTGTCGTGTCCGCGCTGGCGTCGCACATGCGCCCGGAGCTGCAGCGTCATGGCATCGTCGTCATCGGAAACGGAACGTGTGGCGTACCGCCGAGCCATGAGGGCAAGGACGCCGCCTGGCTCTATGACGAATTCGACTGGCTCGATGGTGTGACGGCGCGCGAAGGCGGGTATTACGTCACCACAGCCCGCTTCCTGCGCACCGCCGAGGATCTCTTCGAAGGCGATGGGCTGCTTTCGCGTCTGCTGAAGGCCAACAACTGGCGGTGCGAGAAGCACTTCGAGTGCGATCCGAAGCTCTACCGCTATATGGCGGCCGACTATCGGCGCGCCGTTGCCTCGGATGACTTCCGCTGTCTCGTCCTTGGGGAGTTCCTGAAATGACGCCGCTTGAGAAGATCGTCAGCGTGCTCCTGGCGCTCGCCGGCATCGCATTGCTGTTCGCGTTCCAGCAATTCCGCCTCGACGCGGCCGAGCAGCGCGCTGACAAGGCCGAGAAGGAAGCGAAACAGCTCGCGGCCGATCTGAACGACGCACGCGAAAACCCTGTTGTGATTACGCAGTACGTCGACCGAGTGCGGGAGATCCGCGTCAAGGGCGACACCATCATCAAGAAGGTCCCCGTCTATGTCACTGCCGAAGCTGATGCCGCTTGCACCGTTCCTGCTGGCTTTGTGCGCCTGCACGATGCAGCCGCAGCCAACGCCACACCTGACGATCCCAGCGATACTGATGCGCGACCCTCCGGCGTTGCGCTCTCTGCCGTCGCCGAAACTGTCGCCGACAATTACACCGCCTGCCACGAACTCGCCGCCCGCTTCGATGCCCTGCGAGACAAACTGCGCCGAAGCTCGTACGTGAGCATCGAACCGGACGGGAGTACCGCGCCATGATGAAGCCCCCCGCGCTACGCGCTGCCCTGGTCGAAAACAACGCCTACCTGCAGCAGAATCCCGACCGCCTGCACGTCTTTGTTGACCACGGTCGAATCGAGGCCAGCAGCGAGAAAGGCCGGATCGGTTCGAAGGGCGGCTCGTTCCGCTATCGATACACGCTCAATCTCATCGTCACCGATTACCCGGACGATTCGACCACCCTCATCATCCCCATCATTGCCTGGGCGCGAAACTGGCAGCCCGATCTGCTCGCGAACCCCGACCGGCAACGCGATGGCATCAAGTTCGAAGTCGACGTCCTTAAGACGGGCACGGCCGACGTCTCCATCGAGATCCAACTCACCGAGGCGGTCGACGTGCAGTATGTCGAGGGAAAGCCCGTGGCCACATATCGTCAGGAGCCTATGCTCAGTGACGAAGTCCGCGCATTCCTCGGGGCCGACTGATGGCAGGAGACATTCGCGAACTGGATGCGTGGGCGGTAGAACTGCTCAATTCGCTCAGCCATTCCGGGCGCCGCGTGCTCGCCCGCCAGATCGCCGGCGAGCTGCGGCGCGAACAGCAAGCGCGTATTTCTGCCCAGACGAACCCCGACGGCTCGCCTTACGAGCCGCGCAAACCGCAGATGCGCGGAAAGGCCGGCCGCATTCGCCGCAAGATGTTTTCCAAGTTACGCACGACTCGATACCTCAAAATCGACGCCACGGCCGACAGCGCCGTGGTGGCATTCACGGGGCAGGTGCAACGCATCGCCCGCGTGCATCACTTCGGCCTGCGCGACCGCGTCGAACGCAATGGCCCGACCGTGAAATACGAGGCCCGCGAGCTGCTCGGCATCACCGACCGTGACCAGGAGACTATCGCGGATCTCATCATCAAACACGTCGCCCGGTAACGTGTTGTAAGCACGAACGACACAACAGCAACGGCGTGACGCTCTCCCGCGCGCGCGGCATCCTGCTCTCATGGATGCCGAACACAACCGACTCATCGCCACTCTGATCGCCACGGGCACCGTGGCCGAGATCACCTATCGCCCGCTGCGCGTGCGGGTGCAAATTGGCGAGCGCACTACCGACTGGCTGCCGTGTATTCAGCCCGCCGCCGGCAAGGTGCGCATCTGGTCGCCGCTTTCCTTGGGCGAGCAGGTGACCGTGTTTTCGACGAGCGGCGAAACAGGCAACGGCATCGTGCTGCGCGGCCTGCCGTCAGATGCCATTCCTTCCCCGTCCGACAACCCTGACGAGTTCGTGATCGACTTCCCGGACGGTGCCCGCGTCTTCTACAACCACGCCACCGGCGCTCTCAGCGCCACGGGCCTCAAGACGGCCAACGTCCAAGGTAGCGAATTGGCGACCGTCGACTTTCCGAAAGCCAAGTTCACCGGCGACGTACATGTGGGCGGCACGCTCACCGTCGAGAAGCTACTGACCTACAACGGCGGCATGTCCGGCCAGGGTGGCGAAGGCGGCAAGACCGTCATCAAGGGAGACATCACGCACGACGGCGGCAAGCTGTCATCGAACGGCGTCGTCGTGGATACCCACGATCACGGCGGCGTCCAACGAGGCGGCGACAACACGGACGGCCCGAATAAATGAACTACCTCGGCATGAACAAGGTCGATGGCTTGGATTTGAACGACCTGGAGCACATCAAGCAATCCGTGTCGGACATCCTGGGGACTCCTGTCGGCTCGCGCGTAATGCGACGCGAATACGGCTCCCTTGTACCCGAGCTGATCGACCAGCCGACCAACGACTACATCCGCATGCTGATTCAGGCTGCATGCGTCCTCGCGATTACGCGCTGGGAACCGCGCCTGTCACTCACCCGCCTGACGTTCAACGTGGGCACCGGCGAGGACATCGGCAAAGGCATCGTGGACTTTGAGGCGGATCGCATTGACGGCGGACGGGACTCATCGCCGGTATCCGCAAGCGTGGCTTTGGGACGAGGTGCCGCATGAGTGCCCTTGTCGACTTCTCGAAACTGCCCGCACCAGACGTTGTCGAGCCGCTCGACTTCGAGACCATCCTTACCGCTCGAAAGGTCAGCCTACTTGCCCTGCTGCCCGAGGACATGCGTGCGGCCGTGGCTGCGACGCTCGAGCTTGAATCCGAGCCGCTGACCAAACTGCTTCAGGAAAACAGCTATCGCGAGACCGGGTGGCGTCAGCGCGTCAACGAAGCGGCCGTGGCCGTCATGCTGCCCTACGCAAAAGGCAAAGACCTGGAAAACCTGGCCGCCTTCTTCGAAGTTGAGCGACTGACGATTGTTCCCGCAGATCCTGACGCGAATCCGCCGGTCGATGCTGTCCGCGAAAAGGACGACGCGCTGCTCGAGCGCGCGCAAAACGCCTATGAGGGCCTGTCGATCGCTGGGCCGACGAAGGCGTATGAGTTTCACGCGCGCTCGGCAGACGGTCGCGTGGCGGACGCCTCATGTGTGAGTCCGGAACCCTGCGACATCCTGATTACAGCGCTTGGTGCCGACGACGACGGCACCGTTCCCGAGGAGGCGCTGGCCGCCATCCGGGCAAAGCTCAGTGAAGAGGACCTGCGCCCCGTCGGCGACCGCGTTACGGTGCAAGCCGCGAAAGTCGTCCTCTATGAGATCGACGCGGATTTGATCGTCCCGGACTCCAGCCCAGAGAAGTCGCTGCTGCTCCCTGCTGCGATGGACAACGCGAAAGCGTATGCAAAGGCACGACGGCGCCTCGGCCAGAGCATCTATCGCGCGAAGATCGACGCGGCGCTCGGTGTGGAAGGCGTGGATAACGTCGAGATCGTATCGCCGCCCGCGAACATCGCCCGCAACAAGGAAGAGGCAGCCATCTGCACGCGCATCACGCTGCGGCTGAAGCAGGAAGACGGCACGCTGCTCGGTTCGGTCACTGAGAAACTCGTGACAGTGAAATGAAGAGATCGTTGCTACCTCCCAACGCCACCGCGCTTGAGCGCGCGGTAGCGGTCGCGCTCGCCGACATCGAGCGCGTGCCGGTGCCGCTGCGCGACCTGTGGAATTTTCGCACCTGCCCGGTCGCCCTGTTGCCTATCTTGGCGTGGACGGTATCGGTCGACCGTTGGGACGACGCCTGGCCGGAAGCGACCAAGCGCGACGTCATCCGTAAGAGCTTCTGGCTGCACAAGCGCAAAGGCACCATCACGGCCCTGCGCCGTGCCGTCGAGCCGTTGGGCTACCTCATCGAAGTTATCGAATGGTGGCAGGAAAAGCCCCTCGGGCGACGCGGGACATTCCACCTACGCGTCGGAGTACTCGACACCGGCATCACCGACGAGATGTTCAACGAGCTGGTGCGCGTGATCGATGACGTGAAGCCCGCCAGCCGGCACCTCACGGGCTTGAACATCAGCCTCGAGATTCGAGGCCCCCAATACATCGGCGCCGCCACCTACTACGGCGAAGAACTTACGGTCTACCCGTACACCCCGGAAACCGTCACCGTCAGCGGACCGGCCTACATCGGCGCCGCACTCCACTTCGTTGAAACCATGACCGTCTACCCATGACCGCGACCTACTTCACCACTCCCACAGACCTGGGAAACATCAAAGACGCCAACGCAAAAGCCCTTGGGCTTCCCCGCCGATACACCGCGCTCGCCATCGGTGACGGCGGCGGCGATAACGCCCCTGTGCCCACACCGAAGCCGAGTCAGAAAGCCCTGCTCGGCGAGTGGCGTCGCGCGGCGCTCAACACCCTCGAGGTCGATCCCAAGAACCCGTCTCAGCTGATCGCAGAGCAAGTCATCCCCGAGAACGAGGGCGGCAAGTGGATTCGTGAGATGGGGCTCTACGATGAAGACGGCGATCTCTGCTACGTGTGCAACGCACCGCCGACTTACAAGCCCCTGTTGGCCGAAGGCTCCGGCAAGACGCAGTCCGTGCGCATGGTCGTCATCAATACGACCGGTGTCAACGTCGAGCTGAAGATCGACCCGAGTTTGATACTCGCGACGCGCGATTACGCGGACAAGTCAGTCACAGCCGCGATGAAGGCGCACACCGATGCGCCGGACCCGCACCCGCAATACGCCCTGAAAAACGTTACCGTCATCGCCCGAAACGATGTCGTTAAAGACACCGACCTGAACAGTCTCACCACAGCAGGCGTGTACACCTATGCGCACAAGGATGGCGGTAACGCGAACGCACCCGAATGGGCTCCTCAGTATGGCGTGATGCTCGTGCTGGCGTCATACGGCGCTATCACCCAGGTTATCCACGACCAGGCAACGCAGGAGATCTCTTCCCGGACGAAGCTCGGCAATGGGAATTGGTCCGCGTGGAACCGCCAAGCCGTGCGCGGAACGACGCTTGACGCCTACGGCATCACGGACGCGTACACAAAGGCGCGGTCCGACCAAACATTCCTCGCTAAGGCTGACGCAGACCGCCTCTACTTCACGCGAGAGCAGGCCGTCACAATGTTCGCCCCTGGTCAGGCGACCTTCGAAGCGACAGGTGACTTCACGCCCGTTCGAGAGGACAACTGGGTGACGATGATTGCCGGTGGCGGCGGTGGTGGCGCTGGCGGGCGAGACGTGAACGGTATGTTGATTCCAGGCGGCGGCGGCGGTGCGGGCCAATGGGTGTATCGCCGTTATGTAAAGCTCCAGCCGGGCGTACCGGTGCGCGTGACGATTGGCGCTGGTGGGAAGGGAGCAACAACCGTTCTTGCCGCCACTTCCGTCCCATTGGCAAGCGGCGGTACGGGGGGGGCGTCAAGCTTCGGAACAAACATCACGCTATCTGGTGGATCGGGCGGCGGTGGTGGCTTCACCGGATCGGGAAGCGTTGGCGGTGCTGGCGGCAAAGGGTGGCCGTATGGCAGCAGCGGGGAATACTCCGCGTCTACCGTCGCGCAAACCTCGCGGGGCGGCGCGGGCGGTAGTGGCCTGTTCGGCAGCGGCGGGCCAGGCAGCCACGGCTACCAGCCGATGGCCGCGAACGGCTACGGTTCAGGCGGTGGTGGTGGAGCGCTTTATTACATGGTCGGCTACGACTCTAACGGCGGCGATGGCTCCGGCGGAGTCTGCATTGTGGAGTGGTAAGCATGAAGACTTTCGCACAAATTCTCGACGGTCGTCTGCACTGGAAATTCGAGGCGGAAGAACTGCCCGAGTTCGCCCCGGACTTCGAGGTCATAGAGATTACGGCCTTGAAGCCCATGCCCAACGAGGGCGACTTGTGGGATGGCCAGCGCTTCGCCTCGCCTCCAATGCTCACCAACGAGAATCGCGCTGCAGTGCTTCGCCAACTGCGCGATTCACTGATCGACCGCACCGACTGGCTGGTACAACGTCACCGGGACGAAAAGGACATGAATCTTGCGACAACAATGTCTGCCGAGGTGTTTGCCGAGCTTCTTGGGTATCGCCAAGCGTTACGCGACCTCCCTCTAGCGGCAGCCTTTCCCAACCTTAAACCACCTCCATTGCCCGACGGCATTTCGGAAATGTTGGACACCGTCTAACGTTCTCCGAACTCTTCATCCTGCTGCTGCCCGCAGCATAGGCTCGAAGAAAAGACGCGGCGACGTGCCAGGTGCGGTAACACCTGGCACGCCCCGCCCTCGCAGTGCATGCCTGCAAGTTTGGCAAGGCCGCGCCACCTGTCGACAGGCCGCGCAACCTTACCACAATAGTGCAAGGCTAATCCATGCAGGAAATCCGCTGCGGTTCGTGCAATCGCAAGCTCGGAGAAGGCGAGTACGTGCGCCTCTCCATCAAATGTGCCCGTTGCGGCACGCTCAATTTTCTGAGGGCCGATAGCCCCATTCCAGCGCGCCACAGAGCGTCGGATATGAGGACACTCTCAAATGAGCATCACCGCCCCCCTGTCGCTGGCTGATTTTCAGAACCGCATCTTCCGCGAGGACGCCCTGAGCGTCCTTCGCCGGCTGCCCGACCAGTCCATCGACCTGGTCTTCACCGATCCCCCCTACTCGTCAGGCGGGCTGCACAGCAGCTCGCGGGCACGCCCGCCCGGCGAGAAGTACATCAACAGCTCGTCCGGAACCTACCCTGACTTCTCTCACGACAATAAGGACCAGCGTTCATGGACGTTCTGGTGCATGACCTGGCTGGCCGAGGCGTTCCGCGTCACCAAGCCTGGTGGCTATCTGGTGTGCTTTGTCGACTGGCGCCAATTGCCAAGCCTGACGGACGCCGTGCAAGGCGCCGGCTTCATCTGGCACGGCGTGGCGGTGTGGGACAAGACGCCGGGGTGTGCGCGGCCGCGTCGTGGCGGCTTCTCGGCACAGGCCGAGTACATGGTCTGGGCGTCGCGCGGCAGTTTGCCCAGGGATTCCAGCACGTTTTTGCCTGGCGTATTCAATGAGCGCGTCCCACGTCCGAAACAGCACCTCACACAGAAGCCTGATGAACTGGCCCGGCAAGTCGTCCGGCTCGCCCTTCCCGGTTCAACCGTGTTCGACCCGTTCGCCGGCAGCGGCACGTTCCTGAAAGCGGCTCGCGATGCGGGGCATTTCTGGATCGGCTGCGAGCTGGAACCGGCCTATCACGAGATAGCCGTCGCACGCCTGGCGGACACGTCAGCATGAAGTACCGCGCCGGGTGTTGTGCAGCACTCCTCCACAACACCCGGCGCGTGTGTCTCGCGCGAGCGCGAGTGATCCTACCGGCAGGCTTTCCAACACCTCCGGAGGATCTGAAATGCCCACTGATTACCACCACGGAGTACGCGTGCTCGAGCTGAACGACGGCACGCGTCCCATCCGTACCATCGAGACCGCCGTCATCGGCATGGTCTGCACGGCGGAAGACGCCGACGCGACCGAATATCCGCTCAACGTGCCGGTCCTGAAGACCAACGTGCAAACCGCAATCGGCAAAGCCGGCACCAAAGGCACACTGGCCGCATCGCTTGACGCGATAGCCGACCAGACCAACTGCGCCACTGTCATCGTGCGGGTGGCGGAAGGCAAGACGCCTGCAGAAACCACAAGCGCCATCATTGGTGGCACGACACCCGAGGGCAGATACACCGGCATGAAGGCCCTTCTCTCGGCCAAGAATAAGGTGGGCGTGCAGCCGCGCATCCTCGGCGTGCCAGGCTTCGACAGCCTGGCTGTATCGACCGAGCTAACGGGCCTCGCGCAGAAGCTGCGTGCATTCCAGTATGCGGCCGCTTGGGAGTGCGCAACGAAGGAAGACGTCATCGCTTACCGAGAGAATTTCGGCGCTCGCGAGACGATGCTGATCTGGCCGGACTTCGTGAGCTGGGACACGACTGCCAACGCCGAAGCCGCCGCCTACGCTGTTGCACGCGCGCTCGGCATGCGCGCCAAGATCGACAACGAGACGGGCTGGCACAAGACCCTGTCCAACGTGCCAGTCAACGGCGTGACTGGCATCTCGAAAGATGTGTTCTGGGACTTGCAAGACCCGTCGACCGACGCCGGCTATCTGAACAGCCATGACGTCACCACCCTCGTCAACCACCAGGGCTTCCGCTTCTGGGGTTCGCGCACCTGCTCGGCCGACAAGCTCTTCGCGTTCGAAAACTACACCCGCACGGCGCAGATTCTTGCCGACACGATTGCCGAGGCGCATCTCTGGCCGGTGGACGGCCCGCTCAACCCGACGCTCGCCACCGACATCATCGCAGGCGTGAATGCGAAGCTACGCTCGCTGGTCAAGGATGGCTATCTGATCGGCGCCAGTGCCTGGTTCGACGATACCGTCAACACCAAGGACACGCTCAAGGACGGCCAGTTGTTCATCGACTACGACTACACGCCGGTGCCGCCGCTGGAAAACCTCCAGTTCCGCCAGCGCATCACTGACCGCTATCTGGTCGACTTCGCGGCCAAGGTCGCCCAAGCGGCCTAATCGCCACCACTCGAGGACAAGAACATGGCATTGGCGAAAATTCTCAAGAACTTCAACGTCTTCCACAACGGCGAAAACTGGATGGGCAAGTGTACGGAATGCGCCGTTCCGAAGCTCGCCCGCAAAGTCGAAGCCATCCGCGCCGGCGGTATGAACGGTGAGGTCGAAGTCGATCTTGGCATGGAGAAAATGGAATCCACGCAGACCTACGCCGGCCCCATGCGCCAGGTGTACGAGCAATGGGGCATCTCGAAGATCGACGGCGTGATGCTGCGCTTCGCCGGCTACATCGAAGACGATGATAGCGAGGGCGCGGGCGACGCTGTCGAGGTCATCATGCGAGGCCGCTACAAGGAAATCGACCCCGGCTCGGCGAAGGCCGGCGATAAGGCCGATTTCAAGACCACGATGTCGCTCACGTACTTCAAGTACTCCGTCAATGGCCAGGTCGTGGTCGAGATCGATCTCGTGAACTTTATCGAGATGGTGAACGGCGTCGACCGCCTCGCCGAGCAACGCAAGGCCCTCGGCATGTAACCCCTACGGCCGGCAGCTCGCCGGCCCCTTCTTCGCCCTACCGAATTCAGGAGCATCACCATGAAAGAAACCATCCCCCTCGACACGCCCATCAAGCAAGGCAAGACCGAGATCGCATCGGTGGAGATTCGTAAGCCCGGCGCCGGCGAGCTGCGCGGCGTGAACCTCGTTGACCTGGCGCAGATGGACGTGTCGGCTCTCATCAAGGTGCTGCCGCGCATCACCACTCCCACGCTCACCGAAGCCGACGTCGCCCGCATGGACATCGCGGATCTGACGCAGATCGGGATGAGGGTGACCGGTTTTTTGACGCCGAAGTCCGCGAAGCCGGATGCATACCAGGAGACGTCGACGACGCCTTCGCCGACGTTGCAGTGATCTTCCATTTCCAGCCGTCAGCAATGGACGACTGGAGCCTCTCGGACCTGATGAAGTGGCGCGAGCGCGCCCGAGTACGTAGCGGAGCAAACGACGAATGAGCGACTCAGGGCGCAAGCTGCAACTGGAGGTGCTCTGGAAGACCATCGACCAGATCACCGGGCCGACGCGCAAGATTCTCGGCACCAACAAAGAGATGGCGCGTAGCCTGAAGGAGACCCGCGACCGGCTCAAGGAACTCGAGAAGACGCAAAAGCAAGTCGGCGAGTTTCGCGAGCTGCACAGCGGCCTGCGCAGTACCAGCACGGCAATGCGCGCTGCAGAAGACCGCGTCCAGCAGCTCGCCCGCCGCATTCAGGAAACGGAGAAGCCGACGCGCGCCATGACGCGCGAGTTCAACGCGGCTGTCGCATCGGCTCGCGATCTGAAGAATCAGCACCAGCAGCAGACGCAGCAGTTGCAGACGCTACGCGATCGCCTCTCGGCCGCCGGTGTCAGCACGCGCAACCTTGGCTCGCATGAGCGTGCCCTGCGCAGTGACATCGCGTCGGCCAACGCCGCAATGGTCACTCAGCGTGAGCGTCTGGTGCAGTTGCAGCGTCAGGAGGAGCGCATGAACGGCGCCCGCGAGCGTCGCGACAAGCTGCGCTCGACCGCTGGCGCAATGGCAGGTGCCGGAATCGGTGCGACCGCCGGCGGCGCAGTCCTGGCGATGCCGGTTAAAAGCGGGCTGCACGAGTCGAAGCACATGGCGACCGAGATGCAGCGCGTGCGCGCCCTGGGACTGAGCGACAAGGAAACGAAGGAAGCCATCGGATTTGCGCGGCAGATGAAGACGTACGGCACGAGCCGCACAGAGAACACTGAACTCATGCGCGACGCGCTGACGGTATTCGCCGACGCCCACCACGCCGAGATGGTCACCCCCCTGCTGGCAAAGATGAAGTTTGCCAACCAAGCGCTCTACGGCGCCGAGAAGGGGGAAGAGAACGACAAGAAGTTCATGGACATGCTCAAGGTCATCGAAATGCGCGGAGGCCTGGCGAGCGAAGCCGAATTCTCCAAGCAGGCCAACATGGTGCAGAAGGTGCTCACGGCGACCGGCGGCCGCGTGGGGCCCGAGGAGTGGCTCAACCTCATCAAGACCGGTGGCCTGGCTGCCAAGGGCATGAATTCCGACGCCTTCTACTACCAGCTCGAGCCGCTTGTGCAGGAAATGAGCGGCAACCGCGTTGGCACGGCGCTCATGAGCGCGTATTCCGGTCTGTACCAAGGCCGCACCACCAAGCGTGCAGCGCAGAACCTAGATGCGCTGGGCCTGATCGGCGACCGCTCCAAGGTGACGCCCGACAAGGCCGGCCAGCTTGCCCACATCAACCCCGGTGCCCTCAAGGGTTCCGAGCTGTTCCGGGAGAACCAGTTCGAGTGGATGGAGAAAGTGCTGTTGCCGCAGCTCGCGTCCAAGGGCATCACCGAAAAGCAGCAGGTGCTGGACGCCATCGGCAGTATCTTCTCGAATCGCACCGCGTCGAACCTCTTCTCCCAGATGTACCTGCAGCGCGACCAGATCCACAAGAACGAGAAGCTCAACCGGGGCGCCGCCGACATCAATACGCTCGACACACTCGCGAAAGACAGTCCGACCGGAAAGGAGATCGAGCTGCAGGCGAAGGTCCGCGACATGTGGCTCGAGATGGGCGAGCGCGTCCTGCCTATGTACGCGAGCGGCGTCGAAACCCTGTCGTCCACCGTCAAGGGGCTGACAGGGTTTCTGGAGAACCACACCACCGTTGCGAAAGTACTCATGGTGGTCATCGCGGGCGTCGCTGGCGCGTTGCTGCTCATAGGCCCCGCCATGCTGGCAATCGCGGCCATGCTCGGCCCCTTCGCAGTTATGCGGTTTATGTTGCAAGCGGCAGGCATCCAAGGCGGCATCCTCGCCGGCGTCATGCGGGTACTCGGGACGTCCATCCGCTTCGTCGGCACGTCGCTGCTGTGGGTCGGCCGCGCGCTGCTCGCCAACCCCATCCTGCTCGCCGTGGCCGCCATCGCTGGAGCGGCGTATCTGATCTACACCCATTGGGATGCCGTGCGCGGCTTCTTCGCGGCGCTGTGGACGGACATCAAGAGCGCCTTCAGCGGCGGCCTGGGCGGCATCTCTGCGCTGATTCTCAACTGGTCACCGTTGGGGCTGTTCTACCAGGCTTTCGCGGCGGTCATGAGCTGGTTCGGTGTGACGCTGCCCGGCAAATTCAGCGAGTTTGGCGCCAACATCGTGCAGGGCCTGGTCAACGGCATCACCTCCGCAGCGTCTTCCGTCAAGGACGCCGTCATGGGCTTGGGTGAGCGCACGATTTCGTGGTTCAAGGACAAGCTCGGCATCCACTCGCCGAGCCGCGTTTTTTCCGAGCTGGGCGGCTTCACGATGGCCGGCCTCGAGCAGGGCATCCTCAACGGCAAGGACGGCCCTCTATCGGCAGTACAACAAGTCGCGCGGCACATCGCCGGCGCTGGCGCCGGCCTGGCGATCGCAGCCGGCAACCCTGCGATGGCGGGCAATCTGTTCGATACCCGGCCGCCCATCTCTGCGTCGGCGGCGCAGGCTCCCGCATCTGGCGGCAACAGCTACGTGATCCATGTGCATGCCGCACCAGGCATGAACGAAGTGCTGCTCGCTCAATTAATCGAGCGAAAGCTGCAAGAGTTGCAGCGCAGGGATGCAGCGCGCGCCCGCTCGCGCTTCAGCGACCCAGATTGAGAGGCAAACCATGATGATGGCTTACGGGCTGTTCGTGTTCACGTTGAACACGGTCGCCTACCAGGAGTTTTCACGCCAGATCACCTGGCGCTTCGCCACGAACCAGCGTGTGGGCCTGCGGCCGGCGCGGCAGTACATCGGTCCTGACGAAGAGCCGATCACGCTGCGCGGCACGCTGCTGCCCGAGCTGACTGGCGGCCGGATGTCGCTCAAGATGCTCGAGCTGCTCGGCTCCCAGGGCAAGGCATGGCCGCTGCTCGAGGGGACCGGCAACATCTACGGCATGTACACGCTCGAGAGCCTGGAGACCACCAGCACGCTGTTCTTTGACAATGGGGCCCCTCGCCGTATCGAGTTCACCGCGTCGTTTAAGCGCGCGGACAACTACGACCTGCGGCTCCTGGGACTCGCTACCAGCCTGCTAGGCGGTATGGCGGGTAATCTCCTCGGCAGCGTGGGCGGACTGGTCGGCGGTGCTGTGGGCGGCGTCGTGGGCAGTCTGGCGGGCAACGTGGTCGGCGGCATTGCCGGCGATGTCGTTGGCGGGGCCGTTGGAAAGGTGGTGGGGAAGGTGCTGTGATCGAAGCATTGGGAAGCCTCACCGGTTTGGCAGGGAGCATGGCAGGCATGGCGGGCAAGTTGCTCGGCACGCAGGACGATCTGGTGCCCGTGCCCATCTATCGCATCACCAAGGACGGCAAAGACATCTCCGACGCATTCGCCGGTCGGCTCATCAGCCTGACGCTCGAGGAGAACCGCGGCTTCGAGGCAGATCAACTGAACATCGAGCTGGATGACTCCGACGGCGCGCTCGAGTTGCCGTCGCGCGGCGCGAAGCTGGCTGTCGCATTCGGGTGGAAGCATGAGGGCCTGGTCGACAAGGGGAAATTCATTGTCGATGAGATTACGCACGAAGGCCCGCCGGATCGCCTCATCATCGTCGCGCGCAGCGCGGATCTGCGCTCGGGCCTCACGAAAAAGCGCGAAACGTCCTATCACAACGTCTCGCTGCTCGACCTGGTGAATCTCATTGCGCAGCGCCACAACCTCGGCGCCATGATTGCGTCGGCCCTGGCGAACCAACTGCTCTCCCACATCGACCAGACCGGGGAGTCGGACGCGAGCTTCCTGACGCGCGTGGCGAAGATGTTCGACGCCATCGCGACTGTCAAAGCCGACAAGCTGCTGTTCACGAAGATCGGGCAATCGTTGACGGCCTCGGGCAAGCCGCTGGCGCCGCTGACTATCACTAGGCAGGACGGAGACCGCCATCACTTCTCAGTTGCTGACCGCGAGTCGTTCGATTCCGTCGTCGCTTATTACCAGGACACGCGCGCAGCGAAGAAGGGGCAAGTCGTCGTCACGTCAGTGACGGAGTCGAGCACGTCGACGTCGACAGGCGCCTCGAGCGGCACGGACAAGAGAAAGGGAAAGAAAGCGAAACCGGAGGCGCCGGTCGTTGAACCCACCGGCAACACGAAGGAGCTGCGACACACCTACGCCAGCAAGACGAACGCGATGCGTGCAGCTCGCGCGGAGTGGCAGCGCATTCAGCGCGGCGTCGCCACCTTCTCGTTGACGCTGGCGCGAGGAAACGCCAGCCTGTTCCCCGAGGTGCCGGCGACCGTTCGCGGTTTCAAGCCGCAGATCGACAACACGGACTGGATACTCGCAAAGGCGCGGCACACGCTCGATTCGAACGGTGGGTTCACGACGCAGATCGAGTTGGAGATCAAGGCGACAGAAGTCCCGGACGAGAAATCAGACCAGGATTGAAAAAGCCCACCTGACGAGGTGGGCTTGCAGCACAACAAACGCCATCAGGATTGGGCGCTGCGCAGCTTGTGCTGTTGAAAGTCGAACACCTGGGCGAAGACACGTTGCCAGAACCCAACTTTCGCCATCTGTTCGGCGGGATATCCCATCGAGCGCATTTGCTCGTTGTGGCACAGCACGTTCAAGACGTGCAAGACAGGTGGCTCTTCCGCTTCGATTGAGAGACGCTCGGACTGCATCTCAAGAATCAGTGCTTCGGTGGGGACTGCCCCCACCATGCGTTTTTCCAGGGCGATGAATTGTCGCGCGAGGTCCGCATGCGTTCGAGCGCGTTGAGACGATCCAACAACCAGATTAATCGCGGAGAGCACGGTCACTGCGCCGGCTGCGACGAGCGCGACAGCCTTGTACTGTTGTTCGAGAACGCCATATACAGCAGCCGAACCGAAGATGACCGACAGCATATTGGTCGACTGGTCCAAGCGATCAAAGAACGCCCGACGTCTGTTGTGATAACGGATCGAACGCCGAATATCGAACAACAGATTGTGGCATTCCAGCTCAGCCTTGGTCGTCCCCATCATCATCTCCCGAACGCATTGGTGGCGGTGGCGGAAGCGTGTTAGACACACGTTCGTTGTAAAAACCACCTGACCGATCTTGTCGATCATTGTAGTCTTTAGAGCGGTCATTGCGGTCGTCGTTCGACGTGTCGTCCTGCGAGTTTCTGCGGTTACTCACTTCCGTTCTCCTTGTAGTGTGGTTAGCTGCGTGAAGTTGGATCGGGCAACAGTGTTCGGTGGGCGAGCGATCATCGCTTGCTTGACGGCGTGCCGACCGTCTCCCAATGCGCGCCGTTGCCTGCGACGTCCGGCAGGCACTCGCGCGTCTTACTGCCCGCGATGGGCAGCACACTCCCTACCGAATAGACGCCGCTGCCGAAATGGCACACCTGCTGTGCGAAACGCCCTTTTGCCTCAATGTTCCCCGTGTAGAACGCAGTGGCAACAACCAGGACGCCGGCAAACAGTGCCGACGCCATCGCACCTGCCCACAAACGGGCTGCGCGCGCTTGGCGTTCGACGAGACCAAGTTCGCCGGTAAGCCCTACACAGCCTTGACATGGCGCGGGGTGAATGTGAATCGCGGAACCGGGAGCATTCACCGGGCCAACCTCTTCCGAGGACTCCGGATCGGTAGGCGCTTCATCGACGTTCTTTTCCAGGCCGCCGAGCATGTCCATCGCTGGTCGGTAGTCTGCCTTCGGCAGCTCGCGAATTCGGTTGACGCCGAACTCGGTCAGGACGATGCGATACACATCGATCTTCTCGACGCCGCCGAGCTTGGCGACCTGGTCGACTTTCGCCGCAATGGCTTTGCGCTGGAACTCGGTAATGGGCGCCGGCGTCTCTTGTTGCGCTGCACCGTGGATGGTAATGACGTTGCTTTGCGTCGGCCCGTGCGTGTTGTTGACGATACTGCCGGCCGCCACCTGGCCGACGTCGCTGTGGAAGTTTTGCTCGTTCATCCCCGAAATCCTTGCCCCGCGCACTTTGGCGTGCTTGCAGAGCCTAACCTGGTCAAGAACTACTTTTTCTTCTTTGTACTGCCAAACGTGAAGGTTTGGGGCACTTTGACATCGCCCGCAATCTGCTGACCGATGTTGACGCCGCTGTGGAAATTCTGTTGGACCTTCGCGGGAGCTGTGCCGCCGATCAGTGCACCCAATGCGGCGGCCTTCACTGCATCCGACGCTGCGTTATATCGGCGGAGCAAATCCTGCTCATCCGGCAATAGCGTCGCAGCGTCACGTTTGCCGAGTAGCACATACAGCACGTCGACTCCCACCTGCGCAGCTGCCGGCCAAAAATCCAGCTTTGGCTCGCTATAACCGGATTCATAGTTGCTCTGCGTCTGCTTGGATACGCCAACTAGGTTGCCAAACGCCGACTGTGTATAGCCAAGGCGTGATCGCTCTTCCTTGAGCCGCTCACCAAAAGTCATAAATATTTGTACCGGAGCATTGCAAGTCCAATTTTCTTGGACTAAAATGAAATTGTTCAAGTCTTTCATATTGAGTATATCCGCCATGTCGACCAGGGCCAAACCTGTACGTCGTTATTCGCCGCGCGGCGCCTCCGCCAAAGAGGTCACCTACGTATCCCTTGAACCTGTGGAGAGACAACGCGTCGCGGCATTCGCCGTCGACTGCTATCCCGGCGTGCAAGTATCGGGATCGGCCGCCTCTCGTAGCCTCATTAAGACTGCACTGTTGCTTCGCGAGAAGCATCCACAAACGTTCCGTCGCCTACTCGGCGAAGTTAGAGAGAAGGACGACCAAGAGCACGCAAAATCGATTGGGGGCAAATGAGCGATGAAAAAGCAGCCCGTACGAATCGAACATGCCTTGCGCCGAGCCCTTACCGGGCCAGGCCGGCAAAACGCGATGGCGGCCGTCGGGTGGGACGAGTCGCAGGTGAGTCGTTTCCTGAGTGGCGGGCAGGGAATCGTGATCGACAAGATTGATGCCCTGTTCTCATCGTCCGGCTATCGACTGGTCAGTGATCGGTACTTCGAAGCGATTACGACCCTGTGCAAAGTCGGTGCGCATTGTGAATGTGCCCGTCGTGGGTTGGGTGAGTGTGGTTTGGATGTCGGGGATGACGCATGAAAGCAGTACGCCAGCGCAAGCAGCAGATCAAGAAACGATTCCGTCTCGCAGGCTTTCGTGCCGTGCAAAAGCCGTCTCGCGGACATTCGACGCGGAATCCAGCATTTAAGTGCCCGCACTGTGGGCAACCGATGCAGGTCCGGACCAGTCGCATGCTGTCGCTGATGATGAAAGAGATCTACTTTCAGTGTGTCAACGTCCCCGACTGCTGCTTCACATCAAAGGGGTATCTCGAACTCGCCGTGACACTCGCCCCCAGCCAGAACCCGAACCCTATGGTCTACCTGCCTGTGGGCAAGACCAAGATCTTGCCTCAAGACCACCGGCAATTGGATCTGCTCGCAGATACCAGCGCAGCACCGCCTAGCGGCACCTAAGCCGCTCCAACTTTTCACCGCAGTTCCCCTTCGCATCGTGCCCTTACGGCGCGAGGGGATTTTTTTACCTAAAAATCGGAGAAACCCATGCAGAACACCGCTTCATCGGCCGTCCTGGTCTTCGAAAATGTCGAGTTCGACATCGTCGACATTCGTAATGTGCCGTGGCTAAGGGCACCTCAGATTGAGGCAGCCTTGGGATACGAAAAGCGAGGCGCAATCAACACTCTGTATGACCGCAACGCCGACGAGTTCACCGATGAGATGACACAACTCGTCGACCTCGATACCGCCGGCGGTCGCCAGCAAGTGCGCATCTTTAGCCCGCGCGGTAGCTACTTGCTCGGCATGCTCGCTCGCACCGACCGGGCGAAAGCGTTTCGTGCGTGGGTTCTCGACGTGCTCGAGGGGCGACTGGTTCCTCAGCAGATTGGCCGACTGACCGTTCCACAACGCCTCGCCGCACTGCGCTATCGAGGTCAGTTGGTAAAGGAGCTGGCCGTGACCACTGCGCGTGGTCAGGCCCAAGAACTGCACGCGAACCTACGCCACGTTTCGCGCCTTCTCGGCATGACAGTCACGTCTCTTGAAGAGCTTGCGCCGGCATTGAAGCAACAGGGCCTGCCCGGCGTCGGCCAGTAAGAAGTCACGATGCCGATTCCATTCGTTTCCGAAAAACACCGCCGACGTGCTTTGCACGCGATGGATTCGGCGGCCTCATTCGACGATTACTCGTCGCCCCTGTTGGAAAAGACCCTTGCGGCAGCCTATCGCGCTCTCTTCAACCGTGCCCCGAAGGCACTGCCGCCCTTCAAGAACATTGCCTGCGTTGACGCCAAGCGTCGCTCCGCTGGCGACCACGACTAACCAAAACAGGAGTCACCATGCGCATTCGCAAGACCCGTTGTGACTTGATCCACCGCACTGCCCTCGGCGGCTACACCATCGACGGCCCCTACGTTCGTCAGCGCGGTATCCGCCGTGTGATGGCATGCATCGTCGCGTGGTTTGGGGGTGCCCGATGAACATTTATTCCTTTGGCCTTCCAAACTCGTTCCCCGAGCCGCTTGTTCCCGCCGCCGCGTTGGAATTCATGCTCGAGCACCGGGGCCAGTCCCTCGAGACTGCTATCGACGCAGGCAACGCGCTCGGCTTTCATCCGACGGTTTGGCCGGTCGCACCGCAGATCGGCGGCTTCGTTTACGGGTTCGGCATTGTGGTTGAGCGAGTCGTGGTTCCTTTCGTCGTGCACCTCTCGGAATTTCCGGCGGGACGCGCCTGATTAGGAGCCAGATATGCCAACCAGCAAGCACCGAAAACAGCGCCGCGCCTACGTTCCGACCGAGCGTCGTATCCCGATCATTCTTCGCCACAACAGCGCTGCCGAATGTCAGCTCATGCTCGTGCCGCACGAGGAACTCGAGAAGCTCCGAACGGGCATCGCAACAGAGGAGTCGTGGCACACGCTCGCTTTCCGCATAAACGTCGGCCAGGCGCTCGCAGTTGCCTACTTCACGCCCGACGTGCGCGAAGCGCTCTCCGACGCTGCAATCGCTGTTTCTGAGGTTGGGAAGCGTTATATGGCGGACAAGCGCCTCGGTGTCACCGGCGACCAATTCCGCGCCATCGCGCGCGGACTGACACTCACAGACGATCTGCAGAAGATCACCACGCGTCGCGAGCAGCTCGCGGCGCATGAGTTCGCACTAACAACGGCCCAACAAGTTCCGGCTGGGGAGGTCTTCACATGCGAGAGATAGGCCCAACACCAGCACGTCGGCGAGTGCCAAACCGGGTATTCAACGGCATTAGCCGATACGACCTCGTGACGGGGATTCTATGTCTGTGCTTTCTCCTCTTCATGGGAACAGCGAGCGCGCTCGTCATCTACACAAAGGCCCGAGCGAAGTCGACCTGCCTTTCGCTCGGGTACAGAGGGGCCGAGATTGATGTTTCGTTGACCGTGTACTGCGTCACGCGTGTCGATCAAACGGATGTTGTCGTGCCCATCGAAGAAGCCAAGAAGGGGGCGAGATGAAAGGACTCGCACAACTCGCTGGCATCTGGTGTTCGTCTCCGGACTTCCACCAGTGGCTCTTCGAGTTGGGCGGGCTACCTGCTAACGAAGACGACGCGATCGAGTTTGTCTATCTGGCCTGCGAGATCAACTCACGCTCCGAGCTTGATTCCAACGAACGTGCCGCTCGCCTCTTCGTTGAGAAAGTCCGCCGGCCGTTCCGCGAGTGGCTCAACGGCCGGCCCGCCGCAGCGCCCTCCCGCCAACGCAACAAGTAACCCCGCCGGCGCAAGCCGGCTTCTCTCATACCGAATAGAAAAATGGCATCCATCGAGCAACTGAAAAAGAGCATCAACCTTCACGAGCTTGCGGAACGCCTGGGCATCAAACGTTCGCCCGGCGGCGATAAGGCGCTCTATCACTCCCCGCGTCACGCAGACAAGAGCGCGTCGCTCTCCATCCTCCAAGATCATAAGGACTATGGCACCTGCTGGAAGGACCACAGTTCCGGTGAAGGTGGGTCATGTGTTGATCTGGTGATGTACGCGCGCGGCGGCACCGTCGGCGAGGCCATGCGTTGGCTGCACGAAGACTTCGGCATCCCTTTCGATAAGCCCGAGGCGAAGGAGCAAGAACGCAAGTCGACGTTGGATTTCATCGCTGATCGCTGCATGGCCGACAGCAACCGTGCCCGTGAGTACCTGAAGGGCCGCGACATCGGCGACGCCGCGCTCGATGCCGCCATCGCAACGCGCTCACTTGGATTCAACGACTGGACCAGCCAGAAAGTCTCCGCCGGCAACGTCGGTTACGGCGGTCCCGCTGCAGCCTTTATCGTCCGCACGCAGGATACGGGTCAGATTGTCGCCGTCGACATGCGCTACTTGGACCAAGCCGCAAACGGCGGCGTCAAAACTCAAACGCAGGGGGCCAAGGACGGCCACGGCTGGACCGCTGACTGGCGCAAGCTCAGGCGCGCCCATCGGGTCGTCGTTGTGGAAAGCTCGGTCAACGCGTTATCCGTTGATACGTGTGGCGTCCCTGGCACCGCGTCGTTCGCCGTGCGTGGCATCGGTAACGTCCAGCACATCGACTTTTCGTTTCTCCAAGACAAGCAGGTTGTCATCTGCTTCGACAACGACGATCCCATCGAAGAGGGCAAACCGCGCGCAGGCCATCGCCCTGGACCCGAGGCAGCGTGGGCACTGCATGAGCGCCTGACCGCGATGAACATCAGCGCCATGCTCGTCGACCAGGCGCATTGGTCGGCGGATCTCGCGGACGGCTCTACGGAGCACAAGCCGATCAACGACGTGAACGATTACCTGCGCCTTCGCGGCGCAAAAAAGCTCGCGTTGGCGCTCGACGTCCATGAGCACTGGCTGATCCCTGGTCTCGCCGGCGACGCATCCGTGAAGGGCAAGAAGCGAGTGTTCCTGCCCGCGCATGATTTTGCACAGTACTGGAAATTCAGAGTGCGGCCGGACTTCACGAGCTACGTCACAAAGATGAACAAGGAAGAAGGCGCCGAGGCCGAGACACCCGTCATCGTTGACCTAGCGGGCTTCCGTATCGCATCCCTGAGTCGTGTGTCGGTGGCCAGCGCGACGTCGACCATGACGGGAGATCCGGACCAGTCCCCGACCGTCTATTTCGCCGTGTCGGTGCAGACGCCGCGTCACGGCGCCAAGCTCATCCGTAAGGTCATGCTCGATGACCAGCTCCACAACGTCGACCAGTGGGGCAAATTTGGTCCGATCTGGTCGCCGGCGCCATTCAAGCGGATGGTGAACATCCTCGAGCGAACCGCGCACCTCGGCGCTCGTCACGCGGCCAACTTCGTCGGCCTCGCCTGGCGCGACGGCCAGCTTATCGTGAACGAAGGGCCGGACTGCTATTTCACCGAGGCAGACAAGCAGTGCCCGTATCACAACCTCACCTTTCCTTCGGGGCCATCGACGGACGCGCGCAAAGTCGTCGGTGCCTATCAGGAGACGTTCAAGCAGAACGCTGCAGCGATACCCCTAGTGTGGTCGCTCGGCGGCCACCTGAAGGCTCTCCTGGGCTTCTGGCCGCATATGACCGTGCAGGCTGACAAGGGCGCGGGTAAATCGACGCTTATCAAGCGCCTCGAGCGTACGCTCGCCTTCACGATGTTTTCCGGCCAAAGCCTGCAAACTGAATTCCGTCTGCTCACCAGCATCAGCCACACCAGCCACCCGGTGGGATGGGAAGAACTGTCAGCACGCCGCCAAGACGTCATCGACAAGGCCGTCGGCCTGCTGCAAGAGAATTACCAGTACACGGTGACGCGTCGCGGCACCGACATGACCGAATACCTGTTGTCGGCACCGGTCATGCTGGCAGGTGAGGATGTCCCCGTGCGCAGCCTGCTCGGGAAGTTGGTGCGCACCACGCTGACCGGAAAGAAGGGGCCAATGATGCCCGACGATCTGCCGCGCTTCCCGTTGCGCCAGTGGCTCGAATTCCTGGCCAGCCTGAATCGCCTCGAGGCGCTGGCCAAGTACCGCGAACTGCGAGACTACTGCCTGGCTCGCAGTCGCGCCAGCGGCAGCGACGACGGTGCGATGCGTATGGCCGGAAACTACGCGGCAGTGCTGCTCGCCTGGCGATACCTATGCGAGTTCGCCGGCATGGACCGCGACGAAGGCGGCTTCGCGCGCGACCTGCTGGCCGAAATGAACACGCACATCGCCGAGACCAGCGCCGACCGCGAGCCGTGGGTGTGGATAATGGAAACCGCGCTTTCCGAGATTGACGCCAGCAACTTCAAACACCCCTACGCCTTTGACGACGTCGACGGCGAGCCGTGCCTACTCGTGCGCACGAGCCACATCATGGATCACATCGCGCACTCGTCAGCGCTGCGCGAGAAATGGAACGGTCTGCCGGTTAAGAGCGACCGAGTATTCAAGAAACAGATCCAGTCCGCCGGCGTCATCGTCGGCGAGAAAGAGCAGGAGCGGACGATCCACAACCGCCGCGTCAACTACCTGTCAGCCATCTCGCTCGACCGCATCAAGAACTTCGGCCTGGCCGTGGCCGTTCGCAACGACAAATGAACCCCATGATGATCTCGTATCCCGGTGGCCCTGTCTTTCACCTCGGCCACCGTCACTTCGGTCGACACGCCGCGTTTCGGCACGTCCTGATGATCGCGCTTCGACACCGCGATGGTGTGCTGGCCAACTGCGCCCTGCACCAGCTCGACGGCCTCGCGGGGGCATGGTAATGCCCCGCATCGCTCCATTCGCGGCCGGCACGGCCGCTGTAATCGATCAATCTCGCGCCATCGGGCCAACGGCCCGCTTGGGGGGAATACCGTCCTACGCCGCGTGGTCCTGCGCCACGCTCGTCGGCGGCGCGCGCCTCCGGGTGGATAGCGTGGCGGCCGCGCGCACGTCTTCCCTCTCCGGCTCCCCCGTACCCCCTGCGAGTGTTGGTAGGGCCGGGGAACTTCCGACCGGGAAGGAGGGGGCCGGCCGCAAGCCATTTTTGCGCAAGGGTAAGGCGGGGAGCGCAAACAACTCGTGGATTCTGCCTTCCGGCGTCGCTAAGTCATTGATTCCTGAAGCGACATGCCTCACGAGTCGTGGTGTTTTTTCCACGAGTCGCACCGTTTTTTCCACGAGTCGCGTTTTGCAGGTTTCGCTGCGTCTCTATACCTCTCTCTCTCTTAAATTATTGAAAAAGAAAAAGAAAGCAGAGAAGAAAGAGGCTAGACCAAGCGAAAACGTGCATCCACGAGTCTGTGCATTTTTTCCACGAGTTGGCGCGTCTGCCTATTTTTTAATCCACGAGTTCCACCCCATTCCACGAGTCGACTCGTGGAAACTCGTGGAAAATATTTCATTTAAATTCAATTGGTTAATAGGCATCATCGGCCAATCCACGAATCCACGAGTTGCGCTGCGTGTGCCCCCCCCATTGCGCTACATCGAGAGGCCCAGGAACAAGCAGAAGGCCGCCCCCGCAAGCCAGGTGGAAAGCATGTATTCGAAGGAGGGCGCATGAGTCTGCTCGTGGTGCCCACATTCTTGACCCAGGATGAGATCCGGGAAATGACCGGCCGTGTCCGATATAAATCGCAGGCACTCGTGCTCTCTGCCATGGGCATCGAGCACAAGGTGAGGCCGGACGGCAGCATTCTCGTGCTTCGAATGCATGTGGAGCAATCGCTCGGTGGCACGACAAAAAACCAGACGCGGCAGCGCGTCTACGAAATTGACAGGAGCGCCCTATAAATGCCCCGCAAACGCAACAAGGAAAACATGCCGTTGCCGGTTCGTTGGCAATTCACGCACGGTGCGTATTACTACCGTGTGCCGCCGGGCCTTGAGCGACTGTGGGATGGTAAAAAGCGATTCCGGCTGGGCAAGACTTTGCCGGAGGCCTATCGAGAATGGGCGAATCGCATTGGCTCTCTCGACTCCGCGCGCAACGTCGGCGAGCTGCTCAACCGCTATGCGCTGGAGGTGATACCCACCAAGGCGAACACGACGCAGACGCTGAACCTGCAAGCGCTCAAGAAACTGCGTGTCACGTTTGGATCGTGGCCGCTGCACGCCATCGAGCCGCACCACATCTACACCTACGCAGACTCACGCACGAAGACCGTGAAGTCAGCCGACGGTACGGTGAAGCGTGAGAAGGCATACACCGCCGCACTGCACGAGATCGAGGTGCTTTCGCATGCATTCACGAAGGCTGTCGAGTGGGGCTACATCAAGCGACATCCGTTCGCGCACGAGGTACGCCTGAAGAGCAAGCAGCCACGAGATCGGTACGTTGAGGATTGGGAGATCTCCGAGTGCCTCGCCATCGAGCCGAAGCGCAAGCTGGGCGGCGTACGCGCCGTGCAGGCATACATTCGCGTGAAGGCGCTGACCGGCCTGTCACGCGGCGACCTGCTCCGTCTGGAACCCGACGAGCATTTCCTTGAAGACGGTATTCACGTCCAGCGACACAAGACGAAAAACAGCACCGGCAAACGCACGCTGTATATCTGGAATGATGATCTGCGCGCTGCTGTCGCTGAAGCACAGGCCGCGCGGCCTGTAGCGACGTCTCGCTGGCTCTTCTGCACGCGCAAGGGCGAGTGCTACGTCAAAGACCACGGACGCGCCGGCGGATGGGAGTCGTTGTGGGCAGACTTTATGGCCCGAGTCATGGCAGAAACGAAGGTGACGATCCCGTTCGGGGAACATGACATACGCGCCAAAGCGGCGAGTGATGCCGAGACGCTCGAGCAAGCGCGTGCCCTGCTTTCACATGCGGATAGCAGGACAACGCAGCGCATCTATCGTCGGAAGGCTGAGCGTGTGAATCCGCTCAAGAAACCGGGTTGA